CCCAACCATTGCTAATGTTGCACCCGTTACCATTCCACCCTCACTGAATCCAAAAAGTTTAGGTATCCCTCCAAAGCCTCCAATATCTTTGAAACCCATCATACCACCTATCCCTGTTCCGCCAAGTAAAGCATTTAAAACTGCCATAGCTGCTATCTGTGCTGCTATTTGTGCCAAAGCTCTTTTCGCATTATCAATAAACACTTTAAAGAAATCACCTTGACTTACTAAAGCTGTTGCAAATGCTTGTTCAATAGCTCCTCCAAAAGAAACGAAATTTCTATCCATTTCTTCTGTGAGTTCATTAATATTGTGAAACGCAACAATGCTTCTTTCTATACCTGCAAAAAATTCAGGGTCTGTTGCAAATTGTAAAGCTGGAGATGTTTGTCCTCCGCTAGATGAAACAGAGCCAGCCCCTTTTGGTTCAAAAGATAAAATTCCAGTAGATTGCATACCTCCGCCACTACCAGTTGGTGTTGCACCAGCATTAGACATTGATTCGATTAGTTTATCAATCTCCTTTTGTTGGTCTTGTATTGCTTTTGTGGAATCTTCTGTTTGAGAAGCAAGTGTTTCTTGCTCCTTACTCATCGCTTCAATAGTTGAGATTGCAGCCACATAGTCTGGAGTAGATAATAAACCTACTGAATGTGAAAATCCTAGAATTGCTTTAGCTGTTAATCTTCCAACCTTACCAAGAGTGAGTGCTGTTTTAATAAAACCCTCCATATCTAAAACAGCAAAACCCAATAAAGTAACAAGCCCCCCTATTGCTGTTGCAATTAATACCATTGGATTAGCAGCTAAAAACATCAACGCTTTACCCAAACTTCCAACCGCTGTAATAAGTTTTCCTAGTATTATCAATAATGGACCAACAGCAGCAGCAATTCCAGCTATTTTGATAATTGTCTGTTTTTGTTCTGTGCTTAAACTTCTAAGATTTTCAGCAAGACCTTGAAGCGATGTTTTGAGTGGTTCAATGTTTTCTAGTATAATCTTTCCAAACTCCTCTCCAACATCTCCTAACTCGTTTTTTAATTGTTGAAGTGGTCCTAGTCCTTGCTTTGCTACCGCTTCTGCATTTCCTCCAAAAGCAGTCGTTAAAGCGTTAACCGCTGAATCCAGTCTTTCCGTTTCTCCTACTGCGCCATCTATCTGAATCCCATATCTCGAAAGTGCGTTCGTGCTTGAACCTACCGACTTCGCCACAAGTTTAGCAGCATCGCCTAGCTGCATATTTTGAGCAGTTGCAAAATCTTGAATTAAAGGAAGAAGTCTAGTAATAGCATCCTCATTCAGTCCTAATTGAGCTAAAAAAGCAGCCGCTTCAATAGTTGCTTCATCTCCAAATAATGTAACTTTTTGTAAATCTTGAGCAACCTTTTTAAGTCTTGCAAATGCTTTTTCATCTTCCCCTAAAGCTGTGCGTAGTTTGGTTTCTGCTTTGATTTGCTCATCAAATGCTTTAACAGAAGCAGCACCAAAAGCAGCAATCGGAAGCGTTAAGGACTTTGTTAAAGTTTGTCCAGTTCGCTGCATCGACTTGCCGAACTTTTGCATAGAACGACTAGCTTTTCTTAAGCCAGATTGGAACTGCTTATCGTTCAAAAATAGTCCTATCGAGAGTCTTTTTTCTGCCATTTTAGTCGTTTTTTAGCGTTCGTTTTAAGCGTTGTTTTAGCGTTTTTAAGGACTTAACACCCCTCTGTCGTATATACACCTTAAAAACTTGCGTTCTTTTATTAGGTTAAATTTACTAGAGAAAGAATTTACTCCTTTTCCTCATCTTTCGGAAGTTCGATTTTGAACCTTTTAGCAGCGTAAATAGCTTGTTTTTTTCGCTTTTCGTAGCTGTTTTCTGTGTCCTTTTTCTCCCATTCAAACTTGACTAAATCAGTCGGGTTTAATGAGCTTCCCTTCTTTCTGTGTGGCTGTAACATAACACAAGCCAGCCACCTCGTTCTTTCCCATTCTAACTTTTCCAAAGTTTCTAGCTGCTCATTTCTTCCCCTCTGCAACAAAAAGAACTCGTGAAAAGTTAAGTTCCAAAATTCTATCGGAAGCAACCCAAAACCATAGGCAATAGCTTCCAAATCATCCCATTCTATTTTTTCTTTCGAGGTGTTTTCTTCACCTCTTTTTCGTTTCCCTTTTGGTCAAATTTAGCGGTAAATTGAGTGGTAAAAACATCAAAGCAGCTTTGTAGAGCTGCAAAGTCATCATCCAATATATCCGCTATATCCTCTACGCTTAAAGAAAATTCCTTACCAGCTACTCTTGCTCCATCTCGCAAACCAGCTAAAATAAGTTGACACGCATCATCCAAGCTCATATCTACTCCTAGTTTGTCAAGGTCTTGCAAACTTCTATTCGTTTGTTTACAGTAGATTCGCAGTGCGTTCATTCCAAATCTAATAGGATAATCTTTTCCGTTTAGTATTACTACTTCAAACATTTCTCGTTGGTATTAAAGTTAAGTTGATGGAGAGAGCCGAAGCTCAACCCCACCAACGAAATAAATTAAACAGCGTTTTTAGTCAACTCCCCAGTGGATTCTATTGACATTGAATAGGTCGGGGCATCTTCCACTCCTCCAGTAACTTCTAATGAAGTAACAAATCCCTCTCCAGTGAATGTGTAACCTTGAGGACTTGATAAAGCAAAAGTAAAATCTACCTTGTTTCTATTATACATAAAATCAAAGATTTCATCTGGGTCTGTTGTTGTTCCAGCTGAAATAAAGTCCATTAATCCATCTGCTGAAATAGAAAAACTTCTTTGCCCAGAAAGAATATCTCTCCAGCCACCCGAATCTTTTGTGCTAGTATCTATCGTGTCTGCGTTAATCGATAGAGTGCAGCTTGTTGAGTGAAGTAATTTTAACTGTGAGCCACCATCAGCAGCCAAAGTAACAATCAGTTCACTTCCATTGAAAATTGCCATTTTTTTTAGTTTTAATTGTTATTATCTAGTTCTACCGATTTTGGCTCGGTTTCTTTTTTTGATTTTTTTGGAGCATCCAAAGCTCCAGCGTATTTTAAACATCTATATTCTTTCGTTGAAAGTTCGTAAGTTTTACCAGCTTCAAAAACTCTGTCCCTTACCTTGAAATCTTTGTAAACTTTTCTTTTCATCTTTATACATTTAAGTTAAATCTAAAGTCCATCGCTACATAGTGAATCCCTTTCTCTCCGAAACCATCATCGTAAAGGTCTTGTGAGGTTTGGAAAAATATCTTATCAATAACCACCCCAGCGTAAGTACCACTCACATAGTCTAAAGCAGTTCTTATCTTATCTGCTAAATCTTGAGCTTCAGCGTAATTAGTGCCGAATCCAGTTATTTGAGCAGTTACATAGTCGTAAGTTGACACTCCGTTCTTTGTGTTGTTTGGTGTTGTTCCTACTACAAAATAAGTAATAGCTGGCATCCTCTCATCAAACTCAACCTTTTGTGGAAACACCCTTGTTCCAACAATAGCAGAAACAGCAGAATCGTTAGTAAGTATGTTATATATTGCTTTCCCTACTGCCATTATCTCAATCCTTTCTTTTTAAATCTTCTAGCTATCGAAGCTTTTAGTTTAGGTATAATATAGCCATAAACCTGGTGCTCGGTAGCTGCTTTCGCTTTATCAAAATATCTTCTAGGAGCAAAGCTCTTTTGAAGTATCTTGTTAAAATATCCATACTCTAAAAAGTACATATAGAAACCACTTGTATCAGCTTTGGAATATGCTCCTTTTACTCTTGGTCCTACATAAACAGCTGGCATCCTTTTGTTTATATTCTTTCCGTTAATCAATGCAAGAGAGCGATTAAGCTGTCCTGGTTTTCCTTTGTTCTCTCCTCTCAATGTTGCTTTCCAATGTTTACGACTTGGAACAATCTCTTGTAATTTCTTTAATGTTGGTTTTAATGCGCTTCTCATCGCACCTCTAACGGTTCTCCTTACACTAACATCATCCGTTGGAAATAGTCGCTCTAAATCCTTCACAATCTGCTTCAACTCCGCTTCGCTAATATCTAACTCAACGAGTGGTCTGTGTCCTCCACTACCTTGTAATTGTCTAGTAACTCCCATTATTCTACATCCGTTGACTTCT